GACGCTGTTCTCCTCCATGCCCTGCCGCACCACCCGGGACACGAACTCCGGGAACAGCACGGCGGAGTCGCTGGTGTGGAAGAACTTCTCCACCATATCGCTGCCCGCGCCCTTGACCTTGATATCGAACCGCTTCAGCTGCCGCTGAAAGGCGTCCAGCCCCTCCAGGGGCGTGCCCCGGTAGTTCTCGCTGGGGTCCAGTTCCTCCAGGGTCTGGGAAAAGGTCTTGTCCCGCCGGCCGTACATCCCCTTCTCGGGCCTGACGTTCTCGTAATGATAAGCCATAATCAAATACCCTCCGTAAAGTTAATTTCGACGAAAGCCTGTCCCACGTTACCGAGCCCAAAGGCTCCCGACACGCAGGCATTCCCATACGCGTTAAAAGTTTTTTTCGGTTCCTTTTTCTTACATGAAAAAGGAACTTACAGGACGAAGGCGACGGTTTTGGCGGCTTCGTCCACGTCCGCCACCAGATAGTTCCTGCCGCCCGCGTCGGCCTTCACGCCGCCGTTCCCGTCGGACGACAGCCCGCTCCAGCCCAAGGCCGGGGCGGTATCCCCGGAGTAGGCGGCGACAGCCATACCCCCCAGGGCCACGGCGCAGGCCGTCCCGTCCCGGCTGACGCTGACCACCTGGCCGCAGAAGGCGTCCCCGTCGCCGCAGGCCCCCACGGTACCGCCGCCGGTGACCTTCACCATCTCCCCCTCCGCCGCCTTGCCGCAGGCGAAGGTAGCGGCCCATTGGCCAATCCCCTGATAAGAAAGCTTCATACAATCTCCTCCATTCTGAATTCTGCGATTTCACTTTATTTCTCGACGGAAGCCGCACTCCCGTTACCGAGCCCAAAGACTTCCGATCCGCAGGCACTTGCATCCGCGCTCTTTTCTTTCAGGAAAAGGACTACACCAAAAACCCGCTGGTGTCCGTCTCCTTCTCCCCGCCAACCTCCCGGCGTCGGAGCTGGGGCCGCACGGGAAACTTCGCGGCCACCCGGTCCTCATAGCTCTTCTTCAGCTCCACCAGCTCCGGCTCCGACAGCCGGGAGACAAGCCCCGCCATCACCCGGCCGCCGTCGCCGTCGGCCAGCAGCGCCAGCCGCGCCACCTCCGTGCGGAGCCCGGAGAGGTACTTCCGGCCAAGCTCCGCCTCCTGCCGCAGCCGCCGCAGCTCCTCCTGCCCCGCCCCGCTGTCACCGAAGGTCTTTTTCAGCACCCCGGCCTCCCGCTGGGCGGGCACCGCCACAAAAGACCACTCGTAGGCGTCGGAGGGCTCCCGCAGCTCGGCGTAGCACAGCTTCCCACCATAGAGCTGCCCCTTGACGTGCTCGCAGGTACCGCTGTCCGCGCCGCACACGGAGCACACGCTCCGCCGGACGCTGCACCCGACGGACACCTCCTTCTTGATACCCCCTTCAATCTCCGCGATGAGTTCCGCGTTCCGCTCCGTCCGCAGCAGATACGCCCAGCCCTTGAGGTAGCAGTACCCGTCTCCGGCCATGGTTGTCCGCCCCGGCTCATGAACCAGCTCCGTCCGGTAAATCCGTGCGGTCTGCCCCTCCGCCGACCACCGGTGGTCGAAGATCCCGGTACGCCCTACGAACAAATCCCCCAGGGCGCTCAGCGCCTCCTCGTCGAACCGCTCGAAGTCCCGATCCACCTCGTTGTCGCACAGGCGCACCGCGAAGGTGTACACCTGCTCCGCCGCCAGAGGCGTCTTGGCCAGACGGTTGATTGCCTCCAAATCCTCCGGGCTCACCACTGAGGGCTCCGCCCCCTCCTGTTGTTTCCGAATCTCCATTTCATCCTCCTTCTGCTGGCACTTTTTCTTGAAAGAAAAAGTGCCCAAAAAGAACTTTTGCCGCGTACATAGCGCTTGCGTCCCGTTACCCTGATCGCTCGGTAACGTCCAATCGCTGTAAACAAAGTTACTTTACAAATAGATTTATTTTCTACAAAGAAATTTCCTTGTCAGTAAGGAAAAGCTCTGCCCACCTGCTCAGCCGCCGTTTTCCTCCCTGTCGTTCTCAATCCGCAGCTTCCGGGCCTGTTCCCGGTACAGCTCCGCCTTGGACTCCTCCACCTCGTCCTGGAGGTTGATGTCGTCCCACACCACCTCGACGCCGCAGGCAAACCCATGCATCCGCAGCCACAGCCGGCAGACCCGTTCGATGACCGGGGTCAAAGAGCGGCGGATGGCCGTAATCTCGGTGGTAAGCAAATCCGCCTGCTGGGAGCTCATGCGCTCCGTAGAGTTCCAGTTGAGTCCCAGCATAAAAGGAGGAATCCCGGTCTTGGCCACGATCTGCTCCAGAATCTGCCGGACCGGCACCTCGCTGTCGAGAATCTGGTTGTCCGCGCCGATGGCCTGAATCCGCACGTCCCCCACCGCCACGAAGTCCCGGACGGACCCGGACCCGGCGTCCGCCATAGCGGCGGACCACTCCTCGGCCAGGAGGCGGCTGCGCTCCTCGGCCTGACCCCGCCCCTCGCCGCCGGGGTCGCAGGTCACGGCGAAGCGCACGTTGCCGCACCGCTCCCAGTTGACCCCAATGGTGTGGTAAATCTTAGTAAGGATGTCCGCCAGAAACGGCATAGACCGCAGCAAGGACACCCCATAGGGACTGTCCGCCTCCGGGTTAAACGGCGTGAACAGCAGCAGCTCCTGACAGGGCAAAGGCAGGACGGTCCCCTTCTCGTCCGGCCCGCAGAGCACGAAGTCCAGAGGGTGCTCCCCCTCCCGAATCTCCACATCCTCCGCCCGGCCGCACAGCATGGCGGCGATGTCCCGGTTCCCCGCCGTGGGCACAATCTCCCCCACAGCCCGGCCGCACACCAGCAGGGAATCCAGATAACAGTCCAAAAAAGCATTGAGCCCGAACTGTCCCCGGCCCACGCTCACCGTCCGCAAAAACTCCCGCAGCCCCGCCTCCGCAGCGGCGTCCCCGACGCACCGGGCGGTGACGCCGCCGGTCATGCGGATCAGCTTGTAAATCGCGGCGTCCACCACCGGCACCGCCTCCCGGACGGCCCGGTACAGCCGCAGCTCCCCGTTCCGCAGGGGCACGTACCCGGCCAAAATCCCGAAGGGATGGCGGCTGACGTCCCGGAGCTGTACCGCCGCAGGCTTCGCCGCCTCCTTCTTCTGAAAACGCAAGAAACCCATCAATTCGTCCTCCCCTTACTCCCAGCAATCCAAAAATAACCAGACAAGCAAAATCCCTATACAAAATAAATTATTCTGTCAAGGAATTTCCCCGCCCATCGCCGCACAACCGTTACCGAGCCAAAAGACTTGCAGCACAGCAGGCAAAAACATACGCGCTAAAGTTCTTTTTGCCTACTTTTTCTTTCAAGAAAAAGTACGGTCAAGAAAAAGTACGGCGCTGGACGGTGGTAGCGGCGAAGGCGGAGCGGTTCCCATCCCGGGCCAAATCCATGGCGAAGTACCGAAGGTCGTCCATCGCGTGGTCGTTTTCCTTCCGGGGCGCCTCCCGTCCCTCGGCCCAGGCGTAACACTCCATCTCCCGGAGGCAGTCGCCGCAGGTGTCGCAGATCACGATTCTCCCACCCTTGAGATATCCCGCCGTAACGCGAATCCCATCCATCACATCATTGTCCGCCTTCCGCACAGGGTAGCCCGCCTGGGCCAGGGCGGTGATAAAGCTGGCGGCGCTGGGATCCACAATGACCCGCTCCACCCGCCGCCCATCCAGGAGCCGCCCGAGGTCGGACACATACTCGGCGTCGGTTTTCTGCCGCCCCTCCCGACGGGAGTCGTAGTAGTACTCGCCCACCCGGTACCAGACCCCCTCCCGCAGTCCCCACAGCCCGAAGGACGCGGGGTTGGCGGTGCCGTAGTCGCAGGACACCCGCCACCGCCGGAAAGGCCCGGACGGAGGAGGAACCGCGTCTTGCCCCTGGTCGAAGAAGTCGTACACCAGCCCCTCCGCCGCCGTCCACTCGCCAAGGATGAACCGCCGGTAGAACACGCCGGAGTACGCCCGCCGGTACCGCTCCCGAACCTTGGGGGACAGCCCGGGGTTATCCTCCATGGTGAAGTGGAGGTACAGCGCCCGCCGCTCCGCCGCCTTCTGAATCCATTCCCGGTAAAACCAGTGCCCGACCCCCTCCGGGTTGCAGTTGAACCACGCACGGGCCCCCGCCACGGAGCACCGGGCCAGGGCCTGGTCCACAAAGGACCGTGGCATCAGCGCCACTTCGTCTAAAAGAACCCCGGCGAAGGTGGCCCCCTGAATCAGCCCCGCGCTGGAGGCATCCCGCCCGCCGAACAGGTAAAAGCGGTTCTCCCGCCCGTTCCTGCCCACGGCCAGCAGGTTCTCGCTTCGCTTCTCCCGTACCCGGAACCCCATGGATTTCAGCCGGGGCAGCACCTCCTCCAGCAGGTTCCGCCGCAGCGCCCCAATGGTCTTGCCGCACAGGGCAAACCGCTGGTTATGGAACTCCGCCGAAGCCCAGAGAAAGAACCCAAGCCCCATGCTGAGGGTCTTCCCGCTGCGGACGGCCCCGTCGCAGATGACGGCCTCGTGCTCCCGGTCGTGAACCCACCAGGTCATGGCCTTCCTCTGTTTCGGGGAAAAACAGGAGAGGTCTGACGCGCTCAT